GTACGCTGTAAATTGAAATAGGTTAGCCTTATGCTGCTTCTTTGCCATTGACAGTCTCTAGTTCTTGTATTGCTAGGTTGTAACAGTCAGCTTTGAAAACAAAGCCGTTGGCAGGATCAACATCACCTACCTGATATTTAGTTGCCTTCTTATAATAATCTGCTTTAGGTATTTCCCCAAGTATCCACGCTTTGCTATGATCAGTAAGGATACGGACAAAGACATAGCTATCACAGTCCTGTTTCGTACCGTGTGCCGCCACAGAACAATCGTAGTTGGGTGAAGGGGTTGTGTTGCAACGCTTAGTTTTTACGTCAACACGTCGGTTTCCTATCATCAGGTCGTAGTCCTTGCTGTTGGCTTCGATACCACCAGTGTAATCCTGTACGATAATTTCACCAATAGCACCGACAACATTGGATAAGCTACCAGTTATGCTGCCTTGTAGTACCCCTACAGAGGCGGCTTTCTTTTTGGCGCGGCGAATAATTTCAGGTGTTATTTTTACTTGGATCATAGATGCCCTCTTTCGGTAGGAAGACCATAACAAACGAACCACAGCTAGGGCAAGTCAAATTTGTCTCCATGCAGTATTCATCGTCTTCGTGATCTATATCGTGGTCTGCACCCCACACCAACTCGTGTTTACAATGCCAGCAGTTCAATTGCTTTCTCCTTACTTATCTTAAACCATTCGCCACGACGCTCGACAGATTCAGCCTCAAACTTATTTAGCAGGTCGGTTTCGGTAGCATGTCTGTCCTCTGTTTTTACAGATTTAATTATGATGTAGTCCCGAAAGGGTGAAGATGTTTGGTAGTTGGATAACCTGTCGGTTGCAATTGCCGCCTTACCAACCTTCACCCACTCAGGCCACGCTGGGTTCATAATCAAGTATACTTCCCCTTCGTACGTCTTTTCAATCTCGCTATGTGACCAAGCATCATCTAAGGATTTGTATTTTCCCGGTTTATGTAAAGGGCTTTTCTTAGATATTTCTTTACCATTTACATACATACGCAAGGAATCCCGACGCTTTACGGCATCAGGATTATCCTTGTAGTACATAGGCTTTCCTGTGTACGGATTTGGGTCGAAGCGATTAGGCACTTTCATCCTCTTTTGGTAAGCCTTCAAAACTATCATAGCGTTCATAGTCAGATAACACAAGGTCAAAACCGCTGTCGTAGTTGTCAGTCATTTTATCAACTCTCCTTTATACAAGTGAACTATTGGTTCTGCCTCTTTCAAATCATCCACATCCAAGCCATCTGCCAGATATGAAAGGTCATAATTGTCAGAACGAAACAGTTTCACTGTGCCATCCTTGTTTCGCATAGGCTCATCTGTTTCTGTGTCAATGACATAGAATGTCATGTCCCATACGCCAATAGCGTATGATTTGTTTGAGTCAAAGGTCATGCCGCACTCTCCTCATCCTGATACTCAGCTATATGCTTTGTAGCGTATATTACTACGCCGCATTTAAATCAACAACTTCACACACACCTGCAGTACAGGCAAGTTCACGAGAACCGCTGGTATTGTCTTCCTTCTCAAACTCAGAAAGCTTGTTCCAGTCGATAACCACACCTTCGTACAGCTTCTTCCATTCCAAGTATTCATCTGGTTCAATGTCTTGGTACGGGGCTTGCTGATAGGTATGATCGCTGTGCGGCAAGAACGATACACCTGATGCCACGTCAAAGTTCTCATACACCCACGCACCGACTTCCATCCACTCGTGTTCCTTAACCGACACGGTGATAGACGGTTTGTGCTCACACCAGTGAATCGCGTATGTCTTCCACAGTTCTAGCTGTTCAATAGCAGTAGTCTGCGTACGAGTTACGGCACCGTCAGGTGATTTCATTGGGAAGCTAAAGACTGTTGTAGAGTCCGGCTTCATCATGTCACGCTCGTTGTGTACGCCGCTTTCGATGAGGAACTGTGTCAACGGGTCTTTGTTGTCGCCACGAACCGTACGAATGAAGTAATCGTTGTGCCGTGCGTGAATACCACTAGCTGCGTCCACGAGTTGAGATACAGTACCCGATGGCTTTACACAGGTGATTGCTGCACTCTGAGGTATTCCAAGCATGTTCGCAAACTTCTTGTTTGTATCTACGGCTACTTGCCGCATTTCTTCTAGCCAACGCTTGCTGTCTACGTTCTTTGAAAGCACGTGATGATCCATGATACCAGTCAAGGATACGCCCAATAAACGCTCTTCCTCTGTGTTGTCCTTCCATATCTTCCTCAGGTATTTGAAGTCAGTCAAGGTAGATTGCAAAGTACCCAAGATGGTTGCGAGGCGAACCTTGCGCTTCAAATCATATAGCGAGTCGGTTTCACGAACCACCACCTCTGACAAGTTACAGAACTGGTAGCCACGCAAGATAATCTCAGAGCAGGGATTTGTACCCCACATGTGGCCTTGCTCACGGCGTCCGTTGCGACCGACTTGCTTGTCTGCCGCCTCACGGTTGAACATACCACGTTCACCTGACTTACTGTCGTACAGGGCAAGCCACTCACGCATAAACGTACCCATCTCAGGCTTCTGCTTGTAGGCTACAGAATTGTTTGCAAGCGCACGTTGCGGCTCACCTTCCCACCACATACCTGACTTAGCGTGTGCCATCTGGTCATCGTTTAAGTTAGATAAACTAATCAGGGCAGAGCGTCGTACGCCACCGACAACCACAATCTCGCCAATCTTACACATCAAGTCGTGGCATTCGATAGGAAACAACCGACGCCCTTTAGCTTTCTTGAATGTCTCAACAACAAAGTTGAAGAGATCTGCAAGAGGCTGGGGGCCGGATGCACGTCCACCCATAATCTTGAGGCGTTCACCTGCTGGGCGAACCTGAGACATATCCCAAGACGGGACTTGTCCAGCATAGAGCAACGCAATCAGTTCGCGCAAAGCTTTTGCCCATCCCGGTTTGCTATCGCCTACTGTAATTACAATATCTGAATCACCAAAGTTGTCTGACACAACGGGAAGCTTGTCCACGTTTTCCCGTTCAACGCTGAAACCGACACCCGTACCACACATCAAAATATACATACATTCGTCAAACGCACGGGGGCTATCAACAGGAATGTAGCTACAGTTATATCCACAGATATTATCACGAGCCAATGCAGACCCTGCTGTCATCATTGCTCTCATGGATGGCATGACATCAAGACTCAAGATACCTTCACGTAACTCGTCGGTTACCTTCTTGTCTAGCTTGACGTTGCACTTACCTTGAATTTGGTTTTCCATGAAACCGACGTATCGGTCAACTGTCTCATCCCAATTCTCACGGCGTTGTTCATTATCTAGCCAACGTGCGTAACGTGACTTGTGAATGAATTGTTGATATGGTGTTGGTAACATGTTGCTCATGTCTTATTCCTCTTCTAATGTTTCGATCAGTTTGTTGAGATACCACTGGGCTTTTTCAAGGTCTTGGATTCCGTTTTTGTATCGGTATCGCCAGAGGTATTTGATGATGTTTCCTTGCAGGTAGTATTGAAACCCATCGTCTGTCGCCGCCGCGATTGCGTCAACGCATTCGATACCTGCTTGATTGTAGTGTGGCGGATTATTGACAAGGTCTACTCCCCCGTATGCTTCTTTACCAGCATTCTCTAGTTGTTCCAAACGCTTCATGTAAGCTTCGTGTTTCATCGGTTATCTCCATCACCAGATAACTTACCACGTTTCTTGCGGCTTTGCAACTTCTTTAGGTTAGCTTCTGCAATAGTCTGCAGGTCGGTTTCAAGAACCTGTGCCATAGCCGCAACGTACCACAAGACATCTCCTAGTTCGGCACGAAGATCGTTTATCTTGTACGGCAATTCTTCAGGGGTATATCCGTCGCGTACAAACTTCTTGACCTTGTTGGCTATTTCGCCAGCCTCACCAGCCAAACCTAACGCTGTATAGATATAACCGTCTCTTTCAAAAAAGATAGCTGTACGCATTGCTTGTTTTTGATATTCATTTAAGTTCATTGCATCTTCCCAAAGTCTACTTTAATTACGTTACCTTCAACTTGCTTGGTTAGCTTGGGATCATCGATCTCTGCATCCTCTAGCATCTCTTGACCAACCAACTTGAATTGAATAGACGCCACGCCTCTGTCGTATACATCGTCAGTATGAAAGCGGATCAAGTCCAACACACCTTCTTGTACAACCATTGCAGACGTAAAGTCTTCGTCTTCCTCGTAGGTATTGTCGGTTGTGTCATAGGCAGACAAGGTGAATTCATTGTCACCTGTCGATCTGAGAATGATGTAGTATCTGTCCGGCAAAAGGGACATCACTTCCGCATTCTTGTGCATCTCTTCATCGTCTGTCATTTTTTATACCAATCTGTTGGGATTGAGCCTTCAGCCCATATAAAATCATATCGTTCACACCATGCAGCATACGTCGTCTTACTGCCTTTGTAAATCTTATTTGACGCCCGAAGAAACACAAAACGAATATCCAACTCTGGGTGTTGCCTCTTTACAAGCAACATCTTAACCCTGTCGTCTTTAGTCAGGTGTCCCTTTGCCTCGACGTATATGTCGCTTTCAGGTAGATAAAAATCGGGTGTGTAATTACGAGGTTCAGGAATATATTGGAATTTAGATTTTTCGTATTCGAATGGAACTTTATTATCTGTAAGTATTCTAGCTAAATTAAGTTCAAATTGTGATCTGTACCCTGCTTTTTTCAAAACTCTAGCCCTATCGATTGAAATCTTTTTATCAAGTACCCTGCCAGTTTTGGGGATAGTCTTTCGATGTTGGTAAGTTCTGTTGTTAAAGGGTGCATCGGCACACATACATAAGCCCCGTTAAAAGATTTTCTACTTATACGCTGTAATTCTTCTTCTACAGTCTTTATATCCCTAACTTCCGTATCTGCGTGAAGCGAACCTTCCTTGCTGTAGTTGTTTACAAGGGTGAGGGGTAGCCCGTTTTCATGCAAACGCATCTGGGCTACCCGACGTTCTCCCCCTGACTTGGAAACCGACTCAATGTAGATATGATGTAAGCTTTTATTCATGCTCATCAAATCTACCTCGTAGTTTTTTACAAACAGGTACGGCATCATACTTCCTTCTTCTTTAAAGTGGCGTACCAAACTTGCGGTGGATTCTTAGCCCGTGACGTAACACGGTCGTGCAAGACTGCATTAGGCCAGCAGTGATGTCTGTAACCACACAAGTTGCATTCCTTCGGTAGTAGTTTGTTTCCAGTCTCTACAACCTCGCCATCCTTCTTGTACGTTTCAGGCACAGCCTTGTACGGCTTGAATGGCTTTACGTCGGGGTTGTTAAGAAACTTGATACGCTCTGCCGCATCCTTCAGGTATGCTTCTTTGTCATCTTGTGACCAGTCAGGAACCTCAACGATAGCTACCTGACCGTTGGATTTGTTAACGACAATCCACCCGCCAAACGGCATGTCGGTTGCTTCAGCATACAAGAACCCCTGCATGAGATAGCCAAAGGGATCGTCTTCCTTTAGCTTTTCATATCCACCTAGTCCTGTAAACTTATAGTTGAATGCCCAATCACTGGCTGACTTAACATCCCAAACTTTCTCGACACCAGTTTCATCACGGATGATAACGTCAAGAGTTCCCTTTACAACCTCATCACCAATCTTCAATTCAACAGCACGTTGATAGTCAACGATGTCTACCCCCGCCTCTTTCATAATTAGCATGATGATAGATTCCGTTAGATCACCGAACATAAACCTGAACAGGGTATTATATTCCATCTCTTCCTTGATGCCCTGCTTATCCAAAACCTGTTGGCAAAGAGGACGACCCAAGCCCGACATACGAATACGGTAACCGCCGCGTTCAGTTGTAAGTTGTTTAACTACAGAGTCGCTGCATTCTTTTTGAAAGGCAGCAAGAGTCTCAGGGGAGACAGTAGTTTCCCCCCTGAGAGCCTTAGTCATGTAGTCTTGTATTTTAAGCAGCGTTAGCATCTTCGAAGTCCGCCGCCAGATCAATGTCGTCATCGTCAGCAAGAAGCTTTACAGCCTCACGATGCTGATTCATAACGTTCTCATTGTGACCCTTTACAGTCTCTGCAAACATGCCCATGAGTTCCTTATCCTGATCTGTGATATAGACTTCCTTCTCCAATGCTGGCACAGGAGTCCAGAAAGTTACGCTACCATTTTTATGGCGATGTGTAGTAAGGGAGATCTCACACTTCTGCATAAGCTTCTTTTGCTTAGACAAGCCGCCAATAAAATCGCCGATAGGTTTGTAACCGGAACGCTTGAAGTACGCAACCACTGGCTGGTCTTCAACCTTCACGTCGGTTCCATCTGCTGTCTTGAAGTCACCAGATATCTTACCATAAATAACCTGATTACAAACAACGGCACGTGATCGCAAGTAGGCGGGGTCATCTTTCGATAGTTTCTCCTCTTCCTCACGAGTCAATCTTCCAGCTTTATTGATACCATCGGTTGATGGGAACATACCAGACAGCGTCGGTTTTTGTACCGACTTAGATGAAAAGGCACCACTCTCCTGATCCCACAGGCTATATTCAAAAGTACGCAGTATAAATCTCATGCTTACTTTCTCTGCGTAGATAAACCGACCATCTAGGTACATCTTCCACGCACCACGAGGCAGGGTCTTACCATCTTCAGTCTCTGCATCGTAGTTGATGTTGAGGCGAGGCAAACCGACCTGACGGTTGGTATTACCGCCTTGACCGCTTGCTTCCATTAGGGCTTCAGCATCGTCACTATTAAATGCTGAAACAATTGCGTCCATATCGTCAATGTTCATTACGTCTGTCCCTGTATCCATGATTTTTCATGCTCCTTATTTTAGGGTTGTAGATAGATATTACAGTTCTACTTCTTCAGAGTCAAGCCAATTTTTGCCTATTTTTAATTCTATTCCGACAGGCATATCGTACTCGACACCGTACCGATTGACTGTTTCTTCAGGTAAACTCTTCATAGCATAGGCTAACAGCCCGATGCAAGTCTCTTTTTCATCTGGATGTACATCCAATACAATCGAATCGTGTACAGTATTGCAAATTACAGAATTCAGATTTCTTACACGCATCATTTTATCTAGGCGAACCAGAGCGGCTGGCAACAAGTCGGCTGTTGCAAACCCCTGTACTGGATAGTTACAGATAGCCGTACGGTTTGTGGCTGTACCCCACTCAGTCCAACGGGCTGACGGGAAAGCGTACTGTCTACCGCTTGGCAATGTTATAACTTTTGTTCTTACAGCTTCTTTCTGCAGTTCCTTGTGCCACTCAGTAACGCCCTCATACTTTTCCTTGAACGCACGATAGTAGCGTTGCTGATTTTCTGTACCACTGACACCGCCATACAAAGGCTTGAACGTGTGTGCCTTTGCTTCTTGACGTGTGCATCCGATAACGCTTGCAGTATAGCTGTGAACATCAGTACCATCCTTCACATCAATGTAGGCTTGTGCATCCTTAGACAAGAAACCCGCTACCCTGAATTCTAGTTGCGAGTAATCCCCCTCAAGTATAAAGCCACCCGTGAAGCGGCTCTCGACAACCTTCCGTATAGCGAAGGTACTTCCACGCGGCATATTCTGAAAGTTAGGATTCCTAGACGAAAGACGACCCGTTGCCGTAATACATTGCATGAATTCAGGATGGATGAAATTATTCGCGTCAACATTATTTTTCATTCCTTCTACAAAAGTTGACAGATAGGTACGCAAAGCACTGTAGCGCACATAGGCTACAACGAATTCGTGGGCATCACCCATCAAGTCGGTTTGTCGGTTTTCTAAGGTAACCTTGTCGGTTTTGAAACCTGCCGCCGCCGTGTCCATCGGATCACGAGGTATCAGCTTGAATCCAGCTACTTCCCGTGTAGGTATATAAAGAACACCAGCCCCGTCACACCGCCGACAGACACGCACAGCCTTTCCTATCGTGCCATCCTTCTTGCGTGGATGAAACCGACCCTCTCCCCTACACTCATCACACTGTTGTCCCCGTGTCTTGTACACAACTTCAGTCATGTTCTTCACGGCAGACTTGAACTCGCCACGCTTCATCCGTGTACGCATCTTGGGCTTCATTGTGTTGCCGCGCATCTCGTGTCCCAAGTTGAAGATGCGTGACCACGTCTTCTTATCTTTAACACGCCGCGAATAGAGCAACACGCTCCTGTCATCGGGGCTGGACAGGTTGACAGGGGTATCCCCCATAGCGTCCCGTGCGAGGCGTTCTAGGCGAACCTCAAGTTCATCCATCTCCTGCTGGTATTCCTGTCGGATATCTTCTAGGGTATCTAAGTTAATCTTCAGGCCATTCCGCTCCATACGAGCCAGAACGTCTGTCATCTCAAGCGACAATCTCAATGTCGGTAGTAAAGTCCGTTGCATTATATAATTCCTCAAAGGTAGTGCCAAAGGCTTCTAGCTGTTTAACTGCAATTTCTTCTGTAGCAAGTACGTCAGCTTTACCGTACTCTTCTACTATCTCCCACGGTATATCGTAGAAGGTCTTACCGCTTTTAAGATACGGCTCCACAAGGTCTTTCTCCTTGCGGGTAACGTCATACTTTTCTGCAAGAGAAGCAAGTCCAAGAGGCCAACGCTGGGCTTTCGATAGGACATATTCCGCCACCATCGTATCAAAGATATGACCGTCATAAACAAACCCGCACTCCCGTATCCACGATAAGTCAAACTTGATGTTTTGTCCCACAACTACATCAGCTTCGTCAAGTGCCTCTTGGAATAATTCTGGGGCAAAGTCGTGGGCTTGCCTGTCTGCGTGGTAATAGCAGTGGTAGTGTATGTAGGGTGAAGACAGACGTTTGTACCCGATGGATACGAGTCGGTTTCCAAAGTATGGCAGGGCAGTAGTGCCGCCGCTATCCTTGTGTATGTGGGTTGTTTCCACGTCAAATGTCATAACGTTCATCAGTAATAAACCCCTCGTTCGATGTCGATTTGACCGTTGATCATACCGTGCCAACCATTCAGCTTATTCTTGGATATGCAAATGTGACGTACAGTATTTTCTACCTCACTAGACCCTGTCTTGCCAATACCAATAATTATGTCAGCTTCACCCGCCTTACCTGTGCGTGAGTTGTCCAACATTGAATAGTCGATCCACTGCCTGTCGTGTGCCTCATAGTTTGCCTGACTAACAGCCCACACTAAGGTCTTGTTTCTTTTAGCTATTTCTCGTGCGAACACATAGGTTTCCTTGAGGCGTTCATCTCCACGATTGAACTCGCCAGCAATACGAAACTTATCTAGCTGGTCACAGAACATAACGTCAGGCTTGTTTAGCTTGGCATACTCATCGACTTCCTCAACCGACGTGCCAACTGAATCCATGATGGTAAGCAACGGGGCAATCTCATCAGCATACTTAACCGACAGGCTGACCCTATCCCTGACCATCTCTTCCCGTGTCAAACCAAAGTACGACTGGATGATACGCAACTTAATCTTAGGGGCTGGCTCCTCGTTCGCCCAATACACAACCTTGAACCCCTGCTTGATGTACGATGCGGCAAGGAAGCAACAGAACGTTGTCTTGCCAACTTCTGGACGGGCAAACAATATACCCAAGTTGCCACGATCCAATCCGCCAACGTTCTCACTGATCAGATCGTAAGTGAAAGGGAAGTCGGGATCACCAGCCTCATCGTTTAGCAGGGTATCCAAGTCATCATCGACTTTAGTATAGGTAGTTTTGTCGCTGATGCGTCCATCCTCTACAGTTTCAATGAGGCGGCGTAACTCACCAAATTCCTCACTATCGCCTGTAAAGATTTCGATAGCCTTCTCGCCTATCTGCCGCGCACGATCACGCAACCAGAAATTGTGTACCAAGTCTAGGTGCAAATCAGCATTGTCAGCGTTGCCGACATCTAGGGTTGCAATAGTTTCTTGTACTTTCTTACGAGCCGCATCGGGCATAGCAGGGTTGCGGTCATTGAACAGACTAGCTAACTCATTGATAGTTAAGTCTTTTCCATACTTGGTATGTGAATAGGTTAACGTGTCAAATATGTCACGCATCTCTTTTTCAAACATCGTTCTGTCGATGATGTTCTTGACGCTACCAAAAAAGTTAGCGTTCAAACAAAAACCAAGTATCTGCTTATCTATCGATATAGGATCGTATGAACTCATTTCGTTCCTCGTTGTTTAGGTTTTTCAAATCGCGGTCTAAGACCATAAGTTTTGTAGGTACTTTTCTACATAGAATCTTTACCATGTCAAGAGCCTTGTCGGTTGCATCTTTGTCAAGCGCAACAAAAACCCGCTTGTACTTGGATAAAAATTCAATGTGTTCGTCTAGCAGGTTGGTTCCCAACAGAGCCACGCCCGTTACTAGATTACTAACTGCACAGGCACTTGCACAATCTTCAACAAGCAATGCCGTTGCCTTGTCGCCGCAAGCAAAGGGAACAGATGAATTATTATACCTGTACCACTTCGGGTTACGTCCGTCTAAGGAACGCCCAGCCGCATCTACAATTTTATTGTCAGTCTTGACTATGTAGGCAACACGGTTGCGCTTAAAATCGTACCGAATGTCAGCCGCACCAGACAAATATGCATCGTACGCATGTACAGATCTTACATAAAGTTCGGCGTCTAAGTTTCTGGAAAGACTGACGAAAGTATCCGGCACAGAGAATTTGACAGGCAAAACTTTGTCAGCCCTGCCTGTCGGTTTTTTGATTGCAATCTTTGCAAAGTCTTTTGAAAGGACTATGCCAGTTCGACCAGACACGTTGCAGTCTGCATGAAAGCAGAACCACAGACGTTGCAATCCATCATCGGTTACGGTAAATGTGTTGGACTTGCCACACACAGGGCAGTCCGCACGATAGCGTCCCAATGGCTGGATGTCCAGCGATTCAACATAACCTTTTAGCCAATTTGGTGATTTCATGTCACAAGGAATAATCGATACAACAAACCTTGTCAACTGCATTTTTTTGATTGACAGTGCTTGACACATCATGCTACCTATTTATTTAACCTACCCTATGGGGATAACTTACTATGAAAATTATTAATAAAATAAACCCGATAGCTAAATCCCTAAGGGACAAACAATATAATAAACAGGTTATACCTAATAAAAAGAAAAGTAAATTGGATAAACTATCTGAAAAGGAAATGCGGGATGGCTCGACCACCAAAGATAGATGAGCCGACAAAGACATACGTTTTGTTGATGAAACAAAAACAGTTTGATGAATTGTCGGTTTTTGCTAAAGAGATGCACAAGAAAAGTTTGGAACAGGTAGCAGTAGCAGACTTGATCAGGGAAGCTATCGACATATACCTAGATGCTTTGAAAGAGGAATCGAATGAAATCGTTGAAGACTGAAAAACTTGAAATAGAAATTGTCGAACGCCCAGATTATCAGTGGGCTTTGTGTGTTCCTGTATCATCTGTCCGTATAGGTGAGACAGATCGTGAACTGGTGAAATCAAAAGATTGCGTGGACTATTTACGGCACGTTGCAATTTTTATTGGAAAAAGTCGATATGATTGCAAAAAATGGCTTGACGAACACAAACAGGTGGTGTTAAGACTAGGAATACCTTACGAGGTGTCGTGAGGTTGTTTCGTTCGTTGGTTGGGGAGCGGGGTTGGAATTAATTTTCCAGCCCCGTTTCTTTTTTTGTTGACAGCCTGTTTGATAACCGATATTGGTTATGTATCGTTAATCAATGAAGGGAACGAACGATGGAAAAACTAGAACTAAAAGATGATGAGATTGCAATTGTGTGGTCTGTTGAAGATGTGATGCAGGAGTGTGACTGGCTCACCAGAGAACAGGCACTGGAAGTGTTACACAACCTAAAACACAACCATGATGCCTGTATTGGTATTAATTGGGAAGTTATCTATTACAATGCTGAATGGATGTATCCACAGAAGAAGGGAACGAACGATGGCTAAGAAGCTTGAAAACATGACAATGGACGAACGTATAGCCTATTGGGAAAACCAACGGGCTAAAGAACGTGCAGATAGATGGCGTAGAATGAATCATCTGACCCATGACCAACGTGCTACTGTCTTGGACACACAGAAACTATTACAAGAGATGTTGAACACTGCGCTAGATGTTGACATGGGCGGCATCAAGGCAGTAACTGTGTATGACTTGCAGAAGTTGCAAGAAATGGCAGACAAGCTACACTATCATTTCAACATGGGCAGTGATGAAAATAGCTAGACCAAAAGAAGCAACGTGGGACACGGCTAAACTATACCGTGTAGATTTCTACGATTTGCGATTACCAGTATCCGGCACACGGCTCGTATGGGCTGTTGTCGGACACAAATGGGTTCGTGTTTGCACCCCTGTACAAAACAAGAAGTTTCGTATGCGGCGTGGCGAATGGGACAAAATGTCAACACAGTTAGTTGAGGAAACCGACGATGAACGTACCAACGATTGAAGAATTGAAACAGGCTTTACAAATACCTGAAATTACGCCAGAGTATGACAGAGCGGGGCGAGAGATCAAACAAAGAAACTTGCCTATATTTTTCCGTATCAAGAAATGGGAACCGAACGATGCAGACCTTACAACTGAATGATTATGAACGCAGGGATTTGATTGCCCACTACGAAACTGATGCCCTGCCGGATTTTATTACCTACTTTACTGGCGACAAAGAGCATGACGCATGGTATGGGTATCAGATAGGTGACAGGATGTTTGACCTAAACGTATGGCTTGATGACACCACGGGCAAAGTGTCTTGTGCAGTCTATGAGTGTTATTGGATGGATGGCAACTGGCATACAAACACAAAGCAAAATGGTTGGGTGATTTCAGATGAAGAACGCTAAACGAAAATTTATGGTTGACATTACCGCTTCAGTCTCTAAACAAATACCTGTTAGTGCGGATACACAGGAAGAAGCAGAAGAACTGGCACATCAGATATTCTGGGACTATTGGAACAGTCTTGAAGGTGTGCCGGAAGCATTTGACCAAAACACATACGACATAGGCGAGGTGTGATGATGGCTAAAGATAATACAGTTTGGATACAGCTAACTAAAACAGAGGCCAATGCCTTGATGGTTATGCTGGACAGCGAAATGGAAAGTCGGTTTGAGTTTGACGGGCTTGACCTAAAAGAATGGGAAACGCTTGACTTGGAAGCCTACAAGATTTTAGCCTTTCACAAGTTCAAGACATGGTATTGGGAGAATTGTGGTGGGTAAGATGAAAGCATTGGCAATGGACAACGAAGACAAATGGTTCGACATTGCCGGATCAGTTATTGGTGGCTGTGAGTTTGTCGGTGAGTTTATGCAACAGATGGAACCACACCGTGACCTGATGGCGCACTTCACTGACAACGAACTTGGCGAATTGATGCGGGAAACTTGGGACAACTTCTGGGAAGACAAACGATGAGCATGTACATAGAGCCAGCCTACCCTGACATGGCAAGTGATCCACGCTTAATTAATGTCAACCTAGAACGCAAAAGATTGCGTGATATTGTCAGCGATGGTGAGTGGAACGGCAGGGATGTCACTGTAGAAAATTGTCAGCTTAAAATATTGTCAGCCGCGTTATTAGATGGCAGACTTTATTTACCTAAATTTTAACGGGGGATTTTGTCAGTGGATTTTGTCAGCCAAAATATCAAGACAACACTCAGCCCCGATTATCCGTGTGATGATTGCGGTGAACCAGCCATGACCAATGAGGCGGGGCGGTTATCCTGTCCCGCTTGCTATTTAAAAAAACTAGGTAAACAAATAAAACCGCTTGACCATACCGGATTTTATCCGTAACGTTTGCAAACCGACAAACGAAAAGGAACCGACCAAATGAAAAAAGCAGATATAAACAAACCCGCCGCGACCATGTATCCAAAAAGCCGACGCACGGTTGCTGAATCCAAATCGGTTTTGAAACAGTCTAAAAATAAAAAGCTAAGCAAAGATAAATTGCCCGTAATCAAAAAGGGCAAGTTTAAAGGCTATGTGATTTATACCCTGACACTAGAAGAACGGGCAACCTGTCCCCGCTATTGCTATCACTGGGATGATTGCTATGGTAACAATATGATGTTTGGGCATCGTATCCAGCACGGGGCAGAACTTGAAGCCGCATTGCAAAAAGAGGTTGCGGAACTGTGCGCGACCTATCGCGGGGTGATTATCCGGTTGCATGTGCTGGGTGATTTTTATTCGGTGGACTATGTCGAACTATGGCAACACCTACTAACCAAATTTGATAATTTGGCTATTTGGGGATTTACCGGATACAAACCGACAAGTGATATCGGGCTGGCTATTCGTGCAGTACGGGGGGGATTCGGGGAAAGATTCGCTGTCCGTTTCAGTAATGCACCGGAATGGCAATTCAGCGCGAACAGTGCCGACCTAATCAAGCCAGCCAAAAACAAATCGGTAATCTGTCCAGAACAAACGGGGCAAACCGAATCGTGCTCAACGTGCACCGTTTGCTGGGCGGCAGACTATGTGCAAGTTTTGTTTCAAACACACTAGCAAATATTGTCAGGCAATATCTTGTCAGCGTGTTTCTTATTTTTTGGGGTGCCATGCCGCATCGGTTTGTTGGTTTTACTGGCGGCGGTGGCATCATCGGGCAAGTTGAGTAGCGGGGCTTGTCCATCGGGGCGGGGCGGGAATTTTTCCACTTTTTCCCGTCCCGTTTTTTTATCTGAATTTTTTTTGGGTTGGGGGGTTCCCATCACGTCAAATCGGTGTATGATTCGTTTATGTTAAATGTTCAATCAACGAAAGGTAACGAACATGTTTGATTCTAATTTAGTCGCATCAACCTATAAACGCGAGGGCGGCGGGATGTTTCACCATCATAATGATGTGAACGACATTCGGCTTTTTACTGAACTGGGTTCCGTCCGGCGGGTTCCAATTGAGGCCATAGCATCAACGCACGTTGGCACTGAATACGAACTAGTCGAGCCGCAACCGATGCCCGATTATTCGGCTTTGCAGAATACGGCAACGGGTGAAGTGTTGAACACCCGCCCCGTTGGTGCCAGCTATAAACTTGTGCCGCATGATGAACTATTCGCAAATCATGCTGAAATTTTGGCGGGTTCAGATTTACCCATTGGCAACGTAAAGGTGCTTGACCGCATCTATGACGGGGGATTACGGGCACATAGAACCGTGCATTTCATGGACTTGCAACATGCAGTCGGTGATAAGCAGGACAATGTTGTTTGCCGCATGGACATTTTCAACAGCATTGATATGAGTTGGGCTTTCCAGATATTCAGCGGGGCGTATCGTGACCTTTGCCGCAATACGTTGGTGTTTGGCGGTGAAAAGGCCTACCACCAAAAATCAAAACATACTAAAAACCTTGAACCAGCGGCATTGATTAGCAAGGCGGCAATGGGTTTGAACATGTGGGAAAGCCAGCTAGATTTGATGAACCGTTGGCGGGGTGCCCGTCTATCGGATGAGCAATTCGGGGATATCTTGGCGCAGACTGTTTGTTACAAATCCGGCAAGGCGGCGGAATTAGGCCACGTCAAGCCAGTAAATGAGCGGCTGTTTAATTACCTGATGCATCAATTTAATGCTGAAAAGCAGGAACTAGGTTCAACCATGTGGGCGGCTTATAATGCCCTGACGCACTGGGCAACCCATACCAACGTCACTTGGACTGGCGCGGATGGTGTCGAGCGGCAAACTGGCAAAAATACAGCCAGCCAGCACATGGTTCAGCGCAAGCGTAATGAAGATGTGCGAACCGTTATCACGTCCCCGTCATGGCAATATCTAGAAAGCTTGGCGGCGTAGTATGGGTGAATTTATCGCAACCATTTACAAGCTTGTTTGGATCATCGTGCTTGTAACTATTCTTTTAATGATCCTTTAATCGGAAGAAAGGAACCGATAAAATGACAACCAAAAACGAACATATCATTGACCTTTGCAACCAGCTTGTCGCGGCTGTCCGGCAGGATATCCGGCAGGAATTGACCGCGAAATTGCGCGAGGAATTTGGCACGGGTGAAACCGACAAGCGGCGGCGGGGTGAACGCGGAACCGACAAGCGTCCATTCCGTCCGAATTCATCCCTTGCGCAGGTTTACCGCACCCTTGCGGCTAGAAAGCACGGCATCAATATCAAGACCCTTGCCCGTGAGTCCGGCTTGTCTATTCGCGGGGTTTCTAATGCCGTGCATCGGTTGCGCCAACATGGTTACAAGATTGTAGTAAACCGCGAGGGATACCAGCGGCCTAAATACAAGCTTGCCAGCTAGGCAGAAACCGACTAATAATATGGGGCAGGGCAATCTTGCCCCATTAACCTTGAAACCAACGAGAAGGAACCGACGAGATGAAAACCACAATATCAATCAACAAGGAAGATTTTAACAGCGACGCCAAGCGCATGGTTGTGATTACCACCGACGAACAAGCTTTAATCTTGCAATCAGTCGAAGCCTTAGAAGCACAGGCGCAAACATTAAAAGCAGTTTTGCGGTCTATCGGGTTTGACCATTACACGTTTGCCAGCGACAACCCACGCACCGTTGCCCGTCTAAATCTTACCGTTAAAGGCCAAGATGATGCCAGCTAGTCATATTGTAATGCTGGTGTTGCTGGCATGGGTTTTGATTGCTTGCTGGTGCCTATTTGCGGCACTATGGGATCTTGCAAAGCATGATCTAGACAACTGAAACCGACCCGTATTCCTCCCACTTGACCCCGTCTGGCTAGTCCGGCGGGGTTCTTTTTTGCCCGTGTCTTAAATGTAGGCTTTGCGGTTTGATATTGCGGGATAAATCCAGCGTCGGGTGTGTTTGTTTTGTGTGTTATGTTGACCTTGACAGCTTCCCTTGTGGGTTTTCGATACAACAAACTGTCAGCCCTTGTAAAAAAATACAGGAATTCGCGCAGATATACGGGCGGGATTATCCGGCGGGTTTGTTTCGGTTTGTCTGTCGGTGTCAATCCACGGCATTGGCAATGGGGAGCAACTCTATGGGGGTCGTAAGGGCCACCCGGGGGGTACCCGTACCTGTATGCAATCTCGACAGCAATTTTATATTTTGGGGGTTACCGATATGGGTATGAAACCGACGTGTAGGGGTGCCCCGGCAGGGATGAAACCGACGTGTAGGGGAGGGTTCCCTGTGATTTAGGCAAAAAAAGACCCCAACGGGGTATCCGAAGGGGTATGAAACCGACGTGTAGGGGTAGCTGGGGGGTAATGGGTTATTTCCCTGAGGGTCTTAACCTCATTGTATAGGTAATTTTCCGATTTGTCAACCAAAATCGTATCCAAATTTATTTTTTTATCAAAAAAAAGTAACCTGCATGGATATTCCTGTTGACTTACATACATATAGTGGCTATACTTGTGTTGTGGGGCAAGGTTTATTTAGCACATCCCGACAAAAACCAGTAGAAAACCCTTGACATTGGGCGATTGAGGCTACAAACTACCTTCCCACATCAATAAACAACAGGAAATCGACATGTTAGAAGCTTGGTTACTTGTCTGCTTGTCGGTTTCACCAGACATGTGTGTAGAAATACGAGATACACGCGGTCCTTACCCCACCGAACAGCAATGCAAAGCACGAATATCCGAAATGGAAGAATTCGTGGTATCACAACAGCTATTTCCTGTAGATGTGAAGTGGCGTTGCAAGTCGGTTTCGGAAAATAACGATGAATCTACTTCCCCAGACACACAAAAAAAGGGACTTGACCCAACAACAGGAGCGGTTCCTAGAGTTGCTATTTGAAAATGGCGGTCAGGTAACTGCTGCCGCTATAGATGCTGGATATTCACGTGGATCTGCAGCGTGGCTCAAGTCTACCCTTGCAGATGAAATCATCGAACGCACCAAAACCATCTTAGCTACCAACGCAATGAAGGCAGCTAACCGTGTGATTCAGACGATAGATAACCCCGCCCCGGAAAGAGGTGACGACCTGCGCCTCAAAGCTGCCGAATCGCTACTCAACCGCGTCGGCGTAGCAAAGCAGGAACAAATCAACCACAACGTAACGGCAGTACACGGCGTAGTCCTGTTGCCACCGAAGAAAGAAGTCGTTATAGACGGATAGGATTAGACAATGGTAGAACAACAAAGAAGCAAAATGCTAGGTGCCAGAGCAAGAATTGCAGAAGATGCGCTTTTGAGTGGAAAAGATTTATCTGATGAACAAATTGCTGGATACTTAAATGACTTGAACGAAGCAAATATGAGTGGTGCCATCAGTAGTAAGTATGATCCCTACGATAAAATTACCCTAAGTGTTGTGAAGAAAGTAAATTCAAACAAAGAAGGTATGAAATACGGTGGTACAGCGAAACCAAAAAGAAAAGCTATGGCAGGTGGCGGCAAAGCCTGTCGCGGACGCAAAGCAAACTATAAGGCATAAAAGCTATGGAATACGATGATTTGTATAAAGAAGCTATGGAAGCTTACAAAGATCCAGAAACACGCTTACATAGTAATATAAAGATGCACAGAGATAGATATATGCTACGCCACAGAGGACGTATGGCTGCTTCTAGTGCTGAAAATTCTGTTGAGGCACAAGAAGACTAACCTTGTCTGAAACCGACGCACCAAAGAAGAAACGAACCTATCAGCTATCCACCGCTGAACGTGCCCGTCGTGGGGCACAGAAGCGTCTACGGGCTGCAAAGAAGAAAGCTACACAAGCTACAAAGAAAGCGGAAGCACAAAGAAGTTATGCCCGAAAGCTGGAAGAAACAATTGGAAGAGTTGAAAAGGGAGTCACTGGAAAAGGAACAAACGTCATCGACGAGGGAGATCTCGCCGTTTTACCCCCATCCGTTTCCGACCTTGTGGGTGATTCTGAAGTTGTTTTCCAAGCTAATCCCGGTCCTCAAGAAGAGTTTCTTTCGGCAGGTGAACAAGATGTATTGTACGGGGGAGCGGCTGGCGGCGGTAAGTCGTTTGCTCTACTTGCTGATCCCTTACGTTATTGCCACAACCCTAATCACCGGGGTCTTCTCCTAAGACGCACCCTCGACGAATTAACCGAACTCATAGATAAATCACGCCAGTTATATACAAAGGCGTTTCCCGGAGCAAAGTTCCGTGAATCAAAATCAACGTGGGTATTCCCGTCGGGTGCCACGATTTGGTTTACCTACCTAGACAGAGACAAGGACGTTACCCGTTTTCAAGGGCAAGCTTTCAACTGGATAGGTATCGACGAAATTACACAATACCCAACTCCTTACGTCTGGGACTACCTACGTTCTAGACTACGTTCCACAGATCCCGAACTTCAAAAAAATCTATATATGCGTTGTACAGCCAACCCCGGCGGTGTCGGTGGCTGGTGGGTTAAGAAGATGTACATCGACTCACGCACAGAAAACGAAGCGTTTCCCGCATACGACATAGATACAATGAAGCCCTTTGTGTGGCCTAACGGTCACGAGAAGGCAGGTCAGCCGTTGTTCTACCGCAAGTTTGTTCCTGCACGGTTGACTGATAATCCCCACCTCATGGCAGACGGACAATACGAAGCCATGTTGCGTTCGCTCCCAGAAGTTGAGCGGAAGAGACTTCTAGAGGGGGATTGGGATGTGGCAGAGGGAGCGGCCTTCCCAGAGTTTTCACGGAGTAGACACGTTGTCGAACCTTTCGAATTACCTACCAATTGGCCTCGCATTAGAGCAGCGGACTATGGCTATTCGTCCCCGTCTGCAGTTCTGTGGGGTGCTATTGACTGGGATAATAATATTTGGGTTTATCGTGAATTATATGCAAAACACTTGACAGCGGAAGATTTAGCTAGTAAAATACTAGAAGCAGAAGAACTCGACCCGCTACCTCATTACACCGTACTCGATTCGTCTTGCTGGAACAAAACAGGTTTCGGCCCATCCATAGCAGAGACAATGATGCGTTGTGGTGTACGTTGGACACCATCAGACAGAAACCGTATTCAAGGTAAGATGGAAGTTCATAGGAGACTGAGCAATGACCCGTACACAGAAGAACCACGCTTACGAGTATTTTCTACCTGCCAGCATACCATTAAGCAGCTTGCGGGAATACCTCTATCTAAGACGAATAGCGAAGACGTAGACACGAAGGCTGAAGATCACGCATACGATGCTTTACGCTACATGGTAATGACACGTATGTCTGGCTACGCTTCTATACACTCACAATTAGGCGCAATCAAAAATCACGTGTACAAAGTACAAGACGAAGTATTCGGATACTAATCTATGGCACAACTAACCAAAAACGAACAAAAGGTTGTAGATGCTTTTCGTCAGGTACAAACAAACCTGTTTCCTGATGGTAACATCCCTTCCCTAGAAGAAGTGAAGCAGCGTATCGACACGGGTAACTATACTATCCGTGATGCTTTTATTGCAAAGATGTACAACGACGGTGTTCCTAACGAACCCCTTCTTGCTGAACTAGACGATACAAAAGAATTTTACAACAAGTTTAATACTGCATTTTCTCGTGAGGTAATTGGTCCTGCCCGTAATACTTTGGGCATTTCAAACAACCTTGCAAAGCTATCTAAAAAAGAAATCGATTTAGACCAGCCGTTCGATTCATTTGAAGAATTGTCTAAGTCACCGACGGGCGGTATTGGCGACGATATACGAAAGAATATTGTTCGCCCGTTTAGAACAGCGACAACAAACGTAACCGACTTAAAGCTGTCTCGTACAGGTGCTGCAAAAGGCACCCGCAAACTTGCAAAAGGTGCCATACCGCCAGAAGTTCTCCAGTCGGTTTTGGAAGGCATAGGCGATATTCCTGATCCAGTTACAAGGGATGCTGTTATGGCGTCCCTTCTTGGCTATCGTGGAGAAGACTTAGCAGGTATGCGTACAAGCCGCGACCTTGCAGTACGAGTTAGTCCTGCACGTCCATACTACGACAGAGAAGCAGGTATCGCTCGTGATCCAGAAGTAGCTACAGGCGGGGGTCGTAAAGGAAAAGGGCCAGACAAACCTGCAGGTCCCGTTCTTCGCGCAATATTAGATCGTCGTTTTGACGCTGCAGGAGATACGGGCGAACTCTTTCCAGACATGTCTACAGGAAAGATATCTGCAGCCTTAAAGAAGCACGTTTTTCCAAAGATACCGAAAGAAGTTTTGGACAAACTACTAACTAAACCTTCTGGTTATACAGATCTACGACGTATAACTGCTTCTGCTATTGCAAACCAACTTGGTCGTCCTGACTTAGCAAGTGAAATTATCAGCCACAAAGGTGGAGGTGATAGCTTACTTGACAAAGTTATGACAGGCTACTATACTGATGTAGAAGACATTGGTGGCTTACAACAGCGCGGCGAAATACTTCTTGCCTACGAAAAGATGATGGCAGATGCTGTCGGTGCTTCTGATGCAAAAGGACTAGGGGAAGCACTTCGCTTAGATCTGCCTGAGGATTTTAACGCAGACTATCCAGAAACAGAAGCCCTTGCACGTCCGTCTGGCGCACCTGTAGATACTAGAGTAGCGACACCCGAAGAGATTGCACAGGGCGAACAGCTTCGGGCAGCAAAGACTGCAGAGGCTGCAGCCACAGCCGAACTAGCTGCACAGCAAAAATTAGAATCTAGAGATGAAGCTATAATCCGTCGGGGTGAAAACGCTTCAACGGTTGCAGAAGCAGAAGCTAAACTGAGCGAAGCACGTCTGCTAAAGAAAGAAGAAAAAGCTGCACAGGCTGCTGCAGATAGCACTGCACGATATAAGGACACCCTAAAATTTATCGGGGATATGTATAGCAAGGTTCCACCTCCAGTTAAGAAGGGTATTGCTGCAATTCCTTATGCTGGTGCTGCTATTGCTGCAGAACAGACGTACAGTGCAGTGACGCAACAAGCAGAGGCGTTAGGTCTACCTAGTCCTGTTGCAAAAACGGCAGGGGCGGTAGCGGGGGCTACAGAGTTTCTTCCAGTTGCACCTAGCGATGTTATTGCGGCGGGGCAATCTATGGCTTCTCCGGTATCAGATCCCGGTTCTGCCCGTCCTATTGAACGGATTATGGCTGATCAACCAGAACTATTTACTGATCAAACATCTGCTGCACCTGTACGCATTCCAGATGCTGTACAAAATGTACCAACCTCTTTTCTTTCTAACCAAGAAAGATTGAGCCAAGCGAGAGAAGCTTCTCGTTCTGGCACCGAAGCAACAGGCTTCATTTCCTACACACCATAAATTGGGAGACTAAATCATGAACATGAATATGGGTCCAGCCTACATTATGAACAGCGACAAGACTGGCGTTGATGACATGATGGGCTGCAACAAACTGTATCGGGAAGGTCTTGAGTTCGACACCAAAGCAAAGCAAGGTGTTTTGACTGAAGACATGCCAAAGAAGATGACAAAAAAAGCAGTTGATCCTTCAGTGATGAAAATGGCTGAAGAACGCGACTACTAAAATCAGATGTCTGAAAATTTCCTTCAACCACCTGATGATACTCAGGTAGCAGTCCACAACCCTGAAGAGGGGTTACCGGGTCTTGTTGGTCATATCAAAAGAAAGTTCGAAGATGCCGAAAATGGTCGGTATGCTTACGAACAACGCTGGCTAAAGGCGTACAAAAACTTTCGTGGTATTTACGATTCTACAACTCAGTATCGTGAAACCGAACGGTCAAAGGTATTCATAAAGATTACTAAAACGAAAGTTCTTGCAGCGTACGGTCAGATCATTGATATTCTTTTTGCCAACAAGAAGTTTCCCTTAGTTGTGGAATCTACCCCAGTACCAGAAGGTATCGCTGAATTTGCACATTTGCAAACGCCCTTAGACGATCTCATTCCACAGGAAGATCCGTATGGATACGCCGGAGATGGACGGGATTTTGGTCCGGGGGCTTTAGAAGCAAAACCATCTATGGATTACTTAGGTGGTTCGAAGGATAGATATAACGGGGCACCTATTCGTCCCGGTCCTGCCTTGATGGGAGAAGCCCAGATATCTCCTGCACAACGTGCAGCACTCAAGATGGAAAAGATGATCCACGATCAACTTTTAGATACGAACGCTATAAACGTGTTTCGTAGCGGCATATTTGAATCGGCACTTTTAGGCACAGGCATCATCAAAGGACCGTTTAACTTTTATAAGCGTGTCCACAAATGGGAAAAAGACGACGAAGGTAATCGTGTATATAACCCCTACGAGAAAGTAGTGCCACGTATTGAGCACGTTTCTGTATGGGACTTTTATCCAGATCCGTCTGCTGTAGGCGTAGAAGATTGCGAGTACGTTATTCAACGTCACCGCATGAACAAACAGCAGCTTCGTAACCTTATCAACCATCCGTACTTTTACAAAGATGCAATTGAAGATGTAATCGCTAAAGGTTCTAACTACGAGGATAAGTACTTTGAAGATACTATCCGCGAAGATGAGACTGAGGCGTACTATCAAGAGAATCGCTTTGAAGTACTAGAATACTGGGGTGTTTTAGACGCACAGTTTGCCGATCAAGCAGGTATGGAAGTCCCATCTAACATGGGGCCAATGGATCAAATCCAAGTTAACGTTTGGGTTTGTGGTAACGAAGTTATTCGGTGTGTACTAAATCCGTTTACACCTGCCCGTATCCCATTCAACGTGTTTCCTTACGAAATCAACCCATATCAAATCTGGGGTGTTGGCGTAGCAGAAAACATGGAAGATGCACAGATGCTGATGAACGGTCACGTTCGGATGGCAATCGACAACTTGGCTCTTGCTGGCAACTTGGTTCTTGACGTAGACGAAGCAAGCTTGGTTCCCGGTCAAAACATGGATATATTCCCCGGTAAGATTTTTCGCCGCCAATCTGGGGTAACAGGTACTGCAGTAAACGGCATCAAGTTTCCTAACACGGCACCTGAAAACATTCAGATGTATCAGATTAGCCGACAACTTGCTGACGAAGAAACTGGTTTACCTTCTATCATGCACGGTCAAACAGGCGTTAGTGGTACAGGCCGCACAGCATCCGGTTTGTCTATGCTGTTAGGTGGTGCAAGCCTATCTTTAAAGACTGTAATTAAGAACATCGACGATGCACTGTTAAAGCCACTAGGTGAAGCGTATTTCCAGTGGAACATGCAGTTCAATGAGACTGCGCCTGACATCGAAGGCGACTTAGAAATCAAACCTCGCGGTGTTGCTGCCGTGATGCAAAAAGAGGTTCGTAGCCAGCGACTAACCACCCTGCTACAGACCGTATCCAACCCCATGCTGGCACCATTCATCAAGATACCTAACTTGATGCGTGAACTTGCAATCGCACAGGACATCGACCCTGACAGCTTGGTCAACGACGTTAGCGAAGCACAAATTTTTGCTGAAATGCTGAAAGGACTAGCAAATGCTCAACAAGCAGGAAGCCCGGAAGATCAGTCCGCTGGTAACCAACAAGGAAGCATGGGACAGTCTGGAGATGTACCTGCAGGAGCAAATCCAGATGACGCTTCGGGCGTTGGTGGGGGCCAGATCGGAATTGGAAGTGTTCCGGCTGCAGGGGAAGATAACTTCACTGGAAACGCTTAAAGGCTTGAAACAAGACTACGAAGCAGCCGTAGCTGCGAAGGATATTACCTGATAATGACAAATCCTGTAGTAGAAAACTATGTGTATAACCTTATGGGCCGACATTACGGCTCGTATGCGCTAGGACAGGCTGAGTACGTTCCATCCCCGTTTGATGATATGGAACGAGGGTACTTTCAATATCCTATTGGTACTCCGGCCCCTACAGTAGAACAGCCAGAAATACCTGAAGCATCCTTCGATGAAAGCGTAGATTATGGTGGCGAAGATGGCCCTTCTTCTAGTACCTCGCCGGGTAGTAAAGCTGTAACAACAGGTATACAGGGCAAAATAAATAAACAAATCTCAAAGCTAGTTGAAGAAAAATTTGGTGTTCCTACAGCTTTAGATCCATTGACGGGAACTGTTAGAGCATCCGGCCCTCCCGGAATTGTAAAGATGATGATGCCGCCTCTAATGAGTGGTCTTATGGGCTTGGGTGCTAAAATGAGCAAGGAAAACTTGATGAACCTTGCTGAAATGTCGGTTGCTGGTTTTCCCGGATATAGTACAGCCTTAATGGGAAACCAAATGGTCGGTGTTCAACCTACTGATACAACGATTGGTGGCATCGTTTTAGAGTCGTTGGGTTTTAATATAGAAGGCTACACTTTAAGCGGTAATGTAGGAAGCTTTACAAACGTAGATCAAGAAGCATACGAAGATGCTTTAGTTACGTCTCTTTTATCAAATAAACCTACATTACGTAGTCCTATTGAGGCTCTTAATTTAGGATTCGATCCGGGGCAGTCGGTTTATAAACAAACAGAAATTCAAAATAATGTTGCCACTCTGTTAGGTATAGATCCCTTCGGTCCTAATTTTGCTGCAACACCATCCTTTCAAAGCTTTGCAGATGATAAAGGCCCCGGCGGAGTACCCGGAAGTATAGTAGGTAGCTACGATCAATTCGGTAACTGGGCACCTGTTACCAGTCCAATGTCGGGGTATGCTTTTAGTGGTATGATGCCGGGAACTAGCAAAGCGAAACTAGAAAATGCGGGATTCTATTTTCATACAACTCCATCAGGGCAGTTTGAAATGTATTCGCCGGATACAGGATGGGGTGCTGGTGGTGGCAAGGGTAGTCCGCATGATAACACTGCTGATAGCCAAGTTAAGCAAAGTGGATCAGTCACCAGCGGTCCCTCGTTTGATGATAGTTCATTAGGTAAAGGCAGCGGCAGCGGCGACGGCGGTATGGGTTATGGTGGAGATCCCGATGAAGGTGGCTATGGCGCAGGTAGAGCAATGGGTGGTCGCGTCGGATATGCTCCCGGCGGCGATGTAACCAACGGCTTCGTAAACAAAGACCCAGATTCCGTAACCGAACAAGAATCTATTGCAGATAACAGACATACCAGCGTCAAGGAAGGTTCATTCATTGTAAACCAACCTACCAATGAAAAATACGAGGGTATGTTAGACAGCTTAGTTGCAAAGGCGCAAAAAAAGGTAAAGAAACCCAAAGATGCCCCTATGGTAGATGTTGCACTTTCTGACGGTGAACGTCATATAGAACCAGAAGTAGTTGCTGAAATCGAAAAGATGAAGGGCAAAGGCTTCCTAGACAAACTAAACAACAAAGGCAAACTTGAAGTAAAGCGTAGACAAGCCAAGTATGGTGGTGGCGTCGGTTTAAACGAAGGGGGTTTTTTAGAACAAGGTATGGAAGTACAAGACGTAGGTGACGATATACCTATGCAAGACTACGCACCAGTATCCGATGAGTTGATTTCTAAACTTAGTAAGTTTGCAAAAAAGAAACCACAGCGGAGTCAAATTAAAGAGTTTATCAAGGGTCTTTCTGATGAAGATAAACTGACTGTATTGTTCCTTACAGAAACACAATCAACAACCGACCCTATCGAAAGTATGGAAGCAATCGGTGAAGTAGTACAGAATCGTATGGCATCTGACTATTACGACTTTAAAGATATAAAAACTTTAGACGATGCGCTTTTAAAACAAACTAGACGTGGTGCATTTCATTTTTCTGGCTTAGAACCGTCTACCTTGTTTGCTCGTGCAAAAGAAGTAAAGAAGGGTTTGGCAAGTAAAGGTTTGGCAAAGGCAGCAGCAGCAGCCCAAAATGTTTTAGATCCAGAAACGGAAGGCAATCGTAGGCTTCCTGTCGGAACAGTATTTTACACACGCAAAGACGCACCTAGTCAATGGATGCGCGAATCAAAAGATTTAGAATTTTCTACGGAACTTGGCGGACATGAGTTTTACCGCACGTTTATAACACGAGAGTTTCCGTAAGAGATCCGTCGGCTACCCACAATAATGTGGCCCCGACACAACCGGAGCGGCTACCTACAGCCATGTAGCCCCGCAACATGAGGTAAATAAAATGGCAAAAAAAGTACGCGGTCACCGCGCAAATAAACCCAATGATTCCTTTGGGACAATCAATAGTGAAACACTTTATCGTGGTAAGTACAGAGAAGAAGTGTACGATGACGACGATCAAGAAACCACTGAAGTAGAAGCCCAACAAGAAGAAGTTGAAGAACAAGAATCAAACGAATCATTTGTAGAGGCAAAGCAAGATACATCAGATCACGACTACAAGAAACGGTACGATGATCTTAAAAAGCACTACGATGATAAAGTTCGAAGCTTCAAGGAACGAGAAAAAGAGTTGGAAGCTGCAATATCGCAAGCACCACAACAAGGAATTTCTCTTCCGAAAACTGCAGAGGAACTAGAAAAGTTCAAAGAAGAATACCCAGATGTATACGGTGTAGTCGAAACAATTGCTTCGATGAAAGCTGCAGAAAGGTCATCTTCCCTAGAACAAGAAATAGAAACTTTGCGGGAACGTGAAAAGGAAACAACGGTTCAAGCTGCGTACCGTGAACTAACAAGGAATCATCCAGATTTTGACGAAATCAAAACAGATGAGAAATTCCTGACTTGGCTACAAGAGCAACCAGAAAGCATTTCTGACGGTATTTACAAAAACAATACTGATGCTCGTTGGGCCTCACGAGTTCTAGATTTGTACAAAGCAGATCAAGGTATCTCAAAAAAGAAACAATCCAAATCTAACGAAGCTGCAGCTACTGCAGTTAGATCTTCTAAAGCAAAAGACATTTCGTCTGAAGCAACAGGAGATAAAAGAATTTGGAAAGCTTCACAAATCGCCAAGATGAAACCGTGGGAGTTCGAAAAGCACGAAGCTGAATTGGACGCTGCACGGGCTGAAGGGCGAATCGACTATCAATCTTAAACCTCAAAATGAAGGAAGGAAAAGCAAATGGCTTTTAATCGCGCTGCTGGTTATAATAACCTGCCTTCCGGTAACTTTACACCGGAAATTTTCAGCCAAAAAGTTCTCAAGTTTTTCCGTCGCGCTTCGGTTGCTGAAGACATCACAAATACCGACTACGCTGGCGAAATTGAGAACTACGGCGATACGGTTCGTATCATCAAAGAACCAACAATCACTGTATCCGCATACTCACGCGGTTCAGTGGTTAATCCACAAGACTTGGCTGACGACCAAACAACTATGGTTGTTGACCAAGCTAACGCTTTCGCATTCAAGATCGATGACATCGAAGAGCGTCAGTCTCATGTTAACTTTGAGGCACTGGCTACTTCTTCAGGTGCATACTCACTGAAGCGTAAGTACGACTTCAACGTCCTGCAAGCAATTGCTGACGGTGCTGGCATTGCTGGTGCTGATGACGCATCACTTGCTGGTGGCTTGCTGTCAACCAACACTGCTCTGGGTACTGCTGGTACACCAATTGCAGTTCACACTGCTCCAGACAATGCTGTCAATCTGATGCTTGAAATGGCAAAAGAACTTGATGAGCAGTCTGTTCCAGAAGAAAATCGTTGGTTTGTTGCCTCCCCTGCATTCTACTCAAAGCTGTTTTCAGCGGGTGCAAAGTTTGCAGAAGTACAGGTAACTGGTGACGGTACTTCACCGCTGCGGAACGGTCTTGTAATGCAGGGTCAGATTGCTGGCTTTAACTGTTACAAGTCAACCGCTTTGGTAACTGGTGGTACAGACGCAGTTAGCATCACTGGTGTTGCTGCAGCCGACGGTGAATCAATTGTATTGGCTGGTCACATGTCAGCCGTTGCAACTGCATCTCACATTGCAAAAACCGAAGTAGTTCGGTCAACTGAAACCTTCTCCGACATCGTTCGTGGTCTTCATGTGTTTGGACGTAAAG